GTAAATGGATCTCCAGGAATAAGATCTCATTTTATGGGGTATGATCTAGAGACTGGAGAGTCTACTAAAAAGATATCAGACTTGCAAGTTTTAACTGATGTACTTTTATTTTTTACAGAAGAAAAAAGAAGAAGACCCCTTATGAGACAAGAAGTTGGATATATTGAAAGTATTATATTAGATGGAATGGAAGAAAACCCTATAAGAGCTAAGTTTGATACTGGTAACTCTGCCTCTGCAACAATGCTACACGTTGATAGTATGGATATAAAAGGGGATAGTGTTATATGGCAAAAGAATGGTAATAAGTTTAAAAGCAAAATACTTTATATATCAGAGCCAAAAAGAGGGCTCAAGGATTTTGATAGAAGACCAGTAATAGAGCATGGTATAACATTTAATAATAGGAAATACACAGTAGAATTAGGATTATCTGAAAAAGATACTGCGTCAGAGATGTTAGTAAACAGAAAACTCATGACGAAATTCAATATATCAGTACATCCGAATAAATTATTCGTTGTTAGTGATGTAGCGTTGAAAAATGATGAATCAGATCATTAGCGATGAAACATGTTTATTTATAAATAAATGTATTGATTATTCGTATTATGGTAACTTATTAACTAACTCAATAAAATAGAGGACAAAGCGATGGCATTTTTAGTATCACCCGGCGTCGAAATTAAAGAAATCGATGCTACGAATGTAGTCCCGGCAGTATCAACCAGCATTGGCGGATTTGCAGGAGCATTCAATTGGGGTCCAGTGGAAGAGATCAGTACTATTAGTTCAGAAAATGAATTAGTAGGAAAGTTTGGTTCACCAGACAACAATACATTTAAATACTTTCTAGTAGCTGCGTCATTCTTAAAGTATGGAAACGCACTGAAAGTAGTTCGTGTCTTAACAGGTAACTTAAACGCTACCTCGGATGGAACCGGACAACTCATTAAGAATAAGAGTCATTATGAAGACAATTATTCAAACGGCGAGTTAGCTGTAGGTAACTGGGTAGCTAAATACCCTGGAGTATTAGGTAATAGCCTAAAAGTCTCAATGATAACAGCTGGAGCTTCACCATTTAGTGGTTGGGCTTATGCTGGTAGCTTTGATGGGGCTCCTGGAACATCTGACTATGCGTCAGATCTAGGACAAACATCAGCAGCTGATGAACTGCACATTGCAGTTATCGATGAGGATGGAGCTATATCAGGTACACCAGGAACAGTATTAGAAACATTTGCATATGTATCTCAGGGTTCAGATGCAAAAAAATCTGACGGCACAACTAATTATTATAAAGATGTTATTAACAATAACTCTAATTATATTTGGTGGTCTGATCACGATACTAACCTTTCTGATGCTGGATCAACAATAGCTAGCACAGCAACCTTTACAGTTAATGGAGCCGCCCTAGAATCATCTCTCTCCGGAGGTACAGATGATAATGCTCCAACATCTGGAGAAATCTCAACAGGTCTAGACCTATTTGCTGATGCAGAAACAGTGGATGTAAATCTACTTTTTGCAACACCAGATGCAAATGCAGAGACCACAATCGCATCTAAGATTATAACACTTTGTAATGCTAGAAAAGATTGTATGGGATTCGTATCTCCACCAATCGAAGATACTGTTGGAACTTCAACCCCTGCTGCTGATGTTAAAGCATTCGCAGACGCACTTACATCTACATCATATGTAGCTTGTGATTCTACCGCACTTTATGTATACGACAAGTATAACGACGTATACAGATATATCGGTGCTTCAGGACATCAAGCTGGTTTATGTGCTAATGCAGATAGAGTCGCTGATGCATGGTTTAGTCCTGCAGGATTGAACAGAGGACAAATTCTAGGAGTCACAAAATTAGCATTTAATCCAAAACAAGCAGACAGAGATACTTTATATAAAGCTCGAGTCAATCCAATAGTATCATTACCTGGACAAGGTACATTATTATTTGGTGACAAAACTTTATTAAGTAGACCTTCAGCATTTGATAGAATTAATGTTAGAAGACTTTTTATAGTCTTGGAAAAAGCAATCTCTACGGCTGCTAAATTCCAGTTATTTGAATTCAATGACGAGTTTACTCGTGCACAATTCAGAAACCTGGTTGAGCCTTTCCTTAGAGATGTCAAAGGTAGACGTGGACTTACAGACTTCTTAGTAATCTGTGACGAAACTAATAACACGGGTCAAGTTATTGATGGAAATAGATTTGTAGCTGATATTTATATCAAGCCTGCAAGATCTATTAACTTCATTACACTGAACTTCATAGCAACAAGAACCGGAGTAGAATTCTCCGAAATAGCAGGAGCGTAAGAAAATGGCAATATTAGGTATAGACGATTTTAAATCGAAGCTAACCGGAGGAGGAGCCAGAGCTAATTTATTCAAAGTTTTGATAAATTTTCCAGGTTATGCCCAAGGTGATGTCGAATTAACATCCTTTTTATGTAAAGCTGCACAGCTTCCTGCTTCTATTCTTGCACCTATAGAGGTTAAGTTTAGAGGTAGAACATTGAAAATGGCAGGTGAGAGATCATTTGAGGCATGGACAATTACAGTCATTAATGACACTGACTTTAGACTCAGAGACGCTTTTGAGCGTTGGTCAAATGGAATTAACAACCACAATGCAAATACTGGTTTAGTTAATCCTACTGATTACTTCGCTGATTTAGCTGTTGAACAACTTGATAAAGATGGATCAACACTTAAGTCATACGATTTAAGAGGTTGTTGGCCATCAAACGTTTCTCCAATCGAGCTTAGCTACGAGACAGAGGGAGCGATCGAAGAGTTTAGCGTTGAATTCCAAGTACAATATTGGGAAGCTTCAACAACAAATTAGAAGGGATAAATAATATTAGACGAGGGGATTTTATATCCCCTCCGATAATATAGGTAATAAATTATGGCAGATTTTTTTGGTTTTGAAATTAATAGGAAAAGTAAGGAGCCTGTAAGGCCTTCTTTTGTTCCAAGAGTAGATACAGATGACGGCGCTGGTGTTATACAAGCTGGGGGTCATTTTGGGGCTTATATTGATTTAGATGGGGATAAGGTCAAATCTGAAGTAGAGCTTATATTTAAATATAGGGATATAGCAGCTCAACCAGAGTGTGATCAGGCAATTGAAGATATAGTCGGAGAATCAATAGTAGGAAATCATGAAGAATCTCCTGTTAAGATTGTATTAGAAGGATTAAAGGTATCTAATAATATAAAAGACTCTGTAATTAAAGAGTTTAAAAGTATCTTAAGTTTACTTGGATTTAATCAATATGCACATGAGATATTCAGAAAGTGGTATGTTGATGGAAGATTACCTTATCATATTATTATAGACACAGATAATCCTAAGCAAGGAATTAAGGAATTACGTTATATCGATCCTACCAAATTAAGAAAGGTAAAAGAGGTCGAAGAAGAAGCGGATCCTAAAACTGGAGCTAAACTCATCAAAAAAGTAGATGAGTATTTTGTCTTTCAAGACAACATGATGGGAAAATATAATGAAGGGGTTAAGATATACCCTGACGCTATAGCATACTGTACATCAGGTGTTATGGATCCACAAAGAAAAAGGATCTTATCTTATTTACATAAAGCATTAAAGCCTGTAAATCAGTTAAGAATGATGGAGGATTCTCTTGTAATATATCGTATATCAAGAGCTCCAGAAAGAAGAATTTTTTATATTGATGTTGGTAACTTGCCAAAAGGTAAGGCAGAAGAATACCTACGTGGTATTATGAATCAATATCGAAACAAATTAGTTTATGATGCTAAGACTGGCGACATTAAAGATGATCGTAAGCACATGTCAATGTTGGAAGATTTCTTCCTACCAAGAAGAGAAGGTGGAAGAGGAACTGAAATATCAACATTACCCGGTGGTGAAAACCTAGGACAGATTGATGATATTATATACTTCCAAAAGAAATTATATAGAAGTTTAAATGTCCCTACTGATAGATTAGAACAGGAATCATCCTATACATTAGGAAGAACCACAGAGATCACAAGGGATGAAGTTAAGTTTAAGAAGTTTGTTGATAGATTAAGAAAGAGATTCTCTGACTTATTCATGCAATTACTTAAAACCCAATTACTCTTAAAAGGTGTAATTACTAAAGAGGATTGGAAATCGTGGAAAGAAAAGATAACCTTTGACTTTATTGAAGATAACTATTTCTCAGAGCTTAAAGAGTCAGAAATGATTCGAGAAAGGTTTGAAATGTTATCATCTTTAGATGAGTATATGGGTACTTTTGTATCTAAAGCTTGGGTACAAAAGAACATCTTACGATTCACAGAAGCTGATATTAGAAAAATGCAACAAGAAATCGATAAAGAGAATAAAGCTGGAGAGCTGGATATGCCAGATCCAGATGATCCTAGATTCGGTTAAGAATCATTTTTTTATAAATAAACTATACGAGGATAATAAATTATGGCAACTGAAAATCTAGTTAAGAACTTACAAAATGGTGATAACGTTAATGCAAATAAAGAGTTTAATACTCTTATGGCTGATAAACTCACCGCTGCTATCGAAGCTAAAAAAATCGAAGTAGCATCAAGGTTAGTTCAGCGTAAAACAGAAAAAGAAGAAAGCTAATGAAACTAATAACAGAATACGTAGAAAAAGAACTCGAAGTGATTGCAGAGTCTAAAAAAGATGGTAGTAAAAACTATTTCATCGAAGGCGTATTCATGCAATCAAACCAAAAGAACAAAAATGGACGTATCTACGAAAAGAAAACGCTTGAAAGCGCCGTAGAAAAATACGTCACAGAACAAGTTAAAACAGGAAGAGCTGTTGGAGAGTTAAATCATCCGGAAGGACCAACAGTAAACCTAGATAAAGTTTCGCACAAAATCACAGATCTGCATTGGCAGGGAAATGATGTTGTAGGAAAAGCATCAATCCTTAAAACCCCTATGGGACAAATCGTTGAAGGTTTGCTCGAAGGGGGTGTTAAGCTTGGTGTATCAAGTCGTGGTATGGGAAGTCTCGTATCTAAAAATGGTGTTCAATATGTGGGAAATGACTTTATGTTGTCTACCGTAGATATTGTTCAAGATCCATCCGCACCAAGTGCTTTCGTTAATGGAGTTATGGAAGGTGTAGAATGGGTATGGAACAATGGCATCATTGCTAGAAGAGACATTGAAGAAATTGAGACTGAAATTAAAAGCACATCTGCTAGAGGTTTACCTTCTGCAGAGATTAAAGCTTTTAAGAATTTCCTCTCTAAATTAAACTCTCAATTATAGGAGAAAAATTATGTCAGAAGACACTATTTTAAATCAAGATGGGATAGTAGAAGAAGGCATTACTGAGGAAGAAGAGCAGCTTCAAGAGAGTCAAGAAGAGGAATCTCACGAGTCTCTAGAAGAAGCAAAAGCAGCTAAAGAAGGTAAGCACGAAGACGAAGAGGAAGAGCACGAAGAAGAGGAACACGAGTCCAAAACTGAAGCAGCTCAACCTGTCAGCGTACCTAAAACTAAAGCTGGGGTTATTCAAGCCGCAGTAGATATGCTCAAATCTGCTAGAAAAGAAGATGCACAGAAACTTTTTGCCAAAATGATTAAAGTCTCAGAAGGTGAAGAAGAAGATTCAGTTAAGTCAGCTGAAGACGCAGCTAATGCTACCAAACCTGTAGGTCAACCTAAAGGTAAAGGTGCCGATGAAAAACACGGCGAAAAAGTAAAAGCTAAAGTCGAAGCTATTGACTATGACGAAGATCTAGACGCTTTAATTTCTGAAGAGGCTACATTATCAGATGGATTTAAGCAAAAAGCTGGAACAATCTTTGAAGCAGTGTTAACTTCAAAATTAACACAAGAAGTAGACAGACTTGAGTCTGAATATGCTTCTAATCTTGAAGAAGAAGTATCTGACATCCAAAAAGACTTAGTAGAAAAAGTAAATTCTTATTTAGACTACGTAGTTGAAAATTGGATGAAAGAAAATGAATTATCAGTTGAAAACGGTCTTAGGACTGAAATTGCTGAAGAATTCATGACTTCACTTCAATCAGTGTTCAAAGAACACTATATCGAAGTTCCTGAAGGTAAAGTTGACTTGGTTGATGAACTCAACGAATCAGTCAATGAGCTTGAAGAAACTTTAAATAAAACCACAGAAGACAATATCAAGCTACACGCTTCTATTCAAGAATTTGAACGTAAAGAAGTAGTTAGAGAACAGTCCGAAGGGCTTGCAGAAACTGAAGCTGAGAAATTAGCCTCATTAGTAGAAGATATCGAATTCGATAACAAAGAAACTTTTGAAAATAAAGTTAAAACTGTTAAAGAATCATACTTCAAAAGTGAAGTTACCGAATCAGTTGACGAAGTTGATAGTCTATTAGGTGAAGATAACGCTGACGAGTCAGTTGTTTCCGATTCTATGGCTAGATACACTCAAGCTATAACTAAATTTACTAAGTAACTTTTAAACATAGGGGAAAACACAATGTTTAATGCAGACGCACAATTAATGGAAAAATGGGGTCCTGTCCTCGATCACGACGGCGCGAGTCCTATTTCCGACAAATATAGAAAAGCTGTTACAGCTCGTCTATTAGAAAACCAAGAAGTTGCTTTAAGAGAAGAGAGAGCTCAAATGCAAGGAAATTTCATTTCCGAAGCAGCAGCTGCTAACAATATCGGTTCTGGTTCAGCTCCAAATAACATTGGAACTTTCGACCCAGTATTGATATCTCTTGTTCGAAGAGCAATGCCTAACTTGATTGCATATGATATCGCTGGTGTACAACCAATGAGCGGTCCTACAGGACTTATCTTTGCAATGAAATCAAAATATAGCTCACAGAGCGGAACAGAGGCTTTATTTGATGAAGCTGATACTGGCTTCTCTGGAACTGGTACACATCAAGCTGATCCAACAGGATTAAGTGGTGTAACAGATGCTGATACAGACGGAACAATCGCAGACGAAGCTGATACAGTTTCAACATTCGGTGGTGGTTTAGGTACATCAGCAGCGGAAAGACTTGGAGTTGGTGAAACAGGCGACGGCGCTTTCAATGAAATGGCTTTCACAATTGAGAAATCAACTGTAACAGCTAAATCAAGAGCTCTTAAAGCTGAGTACACAATGGAATTAGCACAAGACCTTAAAGCTATCCACGGATTGGATGCTGAAGGTGAATTGGCTAACATTCTATCTGCTGAGATCCTTGCAGAGATCAACAGAGAAGTTGTTAGAACAGTTCTTAAAACTGCTAAAATCGGTGCTCTTCAGAGCTCAACAGCTACATCAGGTATTTTTGATGTTAACACAGACTCAGACGGAAGATGGATGGTTGAGAGATTCAAAGGCTTAATCATGCAAATCGAAAGAGAGTGTAATGTAATCGCTAAAGAAACAAGAAGAGGCAAAGGTAACTTTGTTCTTTGTTCTTCAGACGTAGCTTCAGCTCTAGCAGCTGCTGGTATGTTAGATTACACACCTGCACTTTCTGCTAACTTAAATGTTGATGACACAGGTAATACTTTTGCTGGTGTTCTTAACGGAAGAGTTAAAGTTTACATCGATCCATATTCAACTGTGGACTTTGTTTGTGTTGGTTATAGAGGATCTAATCCTTATGACGCAGGTTTATTCTACTGCCCATACGTTCCATTAACAATGGTTAAAGCCGTTGGTGAGAACGATTTCCAACCAAGAATGGGATTCAAAACAAGATACGGTATGGTCGCAAACCCATTCGTAGCTCTTGACGGTGTTGGTTCAGACAGATCTAACCAGTACTTCAGAATCTTCAGAGTTGACGACATTATGGCATAAGCCAGAGTTAATACTCATCTGTAAAGGGAGCTTCGGCTCCCTTTCTTTTTTGTATAAATAAAATAATATATAAATAGTAATATGGCAACACTAACTACAAACAAGAACTTTTTGAGCCCTGTTGGGTTTCAATTTAAGATTAATAGTAATAAGTATCCAAATCTAGAGTACTTTTGTACTGCAGCGACCCTTCCTGGATTTACAGTAAATCAGGTTGCAACCCCCTATAAAGGAGTTAATCATGCTGTAATGGGGGATAGAGTTAGCTTTGAAGATCTTACCATAAGGGTAAATATAATGGAAGATTTTGAAAACTATATTGAAACTTTTGAATGGATGCACAATACAATTAATTCAAAAAATCCAGAAAGTCTGAAAGAAGATGCAACACTTTTGGTATTAAGCTCTCATAATAATGTAAGTAAAGAGATTAAGTTTAATGGGATATTCCCCACATCATTGGCATCAATATCATTTGATTCCCAATTAGATTTTGCATATGTACAAGCAGATATATCATTTGCTTATACATCATTTGAATTTCAACCGTAAGGGGATTTACAAATCCTGTTTTTTACG